CGTGGAGGTCATGGACGTGGGACAGCTACGCGACGCTATGGGACTGCGTGCCACCATCGACCTCGGAGACCCATGGCCGGAGGCGGAACGGGGACTGCTCGACATGGGCTTCGTCTGGCACTGGCTGTCGGGCAAGCGCGTGATGTACCTCAAAGAGAAAGACGGCTACGAGCCACCGACGGGATGGCAGGAGGCAGAGGAGTATGACGGGGATTAGTCCCGTCGAAACAGACAATAATCACAAACACAAAATAACATGGCAACTAAAGCACAACAGGATTTTTGCAAGGCGATCTATCAGGCAGCCTTGAAACTCAATGAGATCAACCCCGTCTTCGTGGCGGCTCAGGCGTGCCTGGAGTCGAGCTGGGGACTGAAGAAGATTGGCAACTACAACGTCTTCGGTATCACACGGGGTACGTGGCCCGCCAACCGCTGCATCCTCGTACTGACCTCTGAGGTCTTCTCCGTACCGAACAAGAAGTTCGTGGCACCCGAGAAGGTGGTCAGTGTGACGAAACGTCCGGCAGGGGGCTACCGCTATAAGGTGTATCGGTTGTTTAAGAACTTCTCATCCTACGAGGAGTGCTTGCAGGAACATCTACGGTTGTTCCAGAAGCCCGGCTATGCCGATGCCTGGCCCTACCGTAAGAACGCACGTGAGTTCGCCAAGCGCATTGTGAATAACACTGGCTGTAAATATGCCACCGACCCCAACTACTACAAGACCATGTGCGCCATGATCGCCAGTGTGGAGAAAGTGGTAGGTTAAGGAAAGGAGGTTTTTATTATGAATCAATCATCATTACCGCCAGACCTGATGTCCTACTCGCTGCTCCATTTTGAGAGCGGAGTTCCGATCGACGACCTCGCCCTGCGTCAAGACCAGAAACGGAGACTGGCAAGGGTGAGCCACGTCTACTGGCAGTGGATCCGCAACCCCTTCACCATAGACTACAAGGCACTGCTCCGCCAGCTCGTGAAAGGTCATTTCGCTGACCCACCCTCGGAGACACGCGCGGCACAAAAAGACATCCAACTCTTCGAGTATATCCGTGATACCGTCAGTCCGATGTCACGCAACGAGGCACGTATGAAGGTGCAGGTCGCTGCGGAGAAGATGATCAGCATCGGCATGGAAACTGACAACGTGATGGCTCTGGATAAAGGCAGTCAACGACTGTTTCAGGTGGCTGGGCTCGACAAGCCGGAGGATAACAGAGCCGACATCAATAAAGTGTCATTCCTGCCGTCCGTGGTGGTCACGAACATCAAGGAGGTAGACAGCGACAGAGAGAACATCGACGACGAGGAGGTGAAGCGCATTGCCGAGAAATACGGTGCTTACATCGACGAGAAACGCACGATGGTAGAGGACGAGGTGGCCACGATGGAAGCCAGAAGCGGCAACGGTGCCGATGCCGACATAGAGAACCAGCAGGAAGAAAACGAGACCAAGGAGGCGCAACATGAGCAGAGTGGGGACGAATCTCGACAGGAGCAGTGACAAACTGGAGGCTCGTATGATGCCCGATGTCGAGCGTGCCAAGGACGATGGCGGCGAGATAGACCTTGCCGGAGACGGCGTGCATAAGATATACCTGCATCGGGCCCAGCTGGAAATGTACAACTGGCAGGCACGCACCACTTACGTGCGTGCCGCCCGCGGTTTCGGTAAGACCTCTTACATCGGCCTTCACATGATGAAGTGTGTCTTAGGTATGCCCAGGCAGATGGGTGGTTTCGTCGGAATGAGCGCCAAACAGCTCTACACGCGTACCATGCCCAACGCTCTAAAGGTTGTCAACCAACTCGGTTTCGAGGGTTTCTACTTTCTCGGACAGGCACCAGCGAAGTTACATTGGGATACACCATTGGCCAAACCGAGAGTGTGGGAGAATTGCGTACACTTCTCCAATGGCTTCGTTTGGCAGATGTTGAGTATGGCTGTCCGGCAAGGGTCTGCCAACGGTCTCAACCTTGCTGCGCTCGTAGGTGACGAGACAAAATACCTTCCTTGGCAGAGAGTAAAAGAAGAGGTGCTGCCCACCCTTCGTGGTGACTTCATGCCAGAGTCGGCACGCAAGACGGAAGCGAAGCGTTATGGATACGGTACAACAGACAGGAACCCCTATTGGTTGTCACAATTATGGGTAAGTGATGCAGGACTCAGCCAGGCTCAATGTGAGTGGGAGAAAGAGAAAGAAAACGAGACCACAGAGGTCAATAAGCAGATAGCTGAGATGCTGGCCGAGTTGAAATACTTGGAGAAGCATGATCCGAAGCTTGCTGTACGATTGGCACAGAATGACAACTACCTGCGCAAGCTCAATGCGCTCAGAAGCAAAAGCGTTGTGTTCTGGAACTGGAGCACCATAGAGAACCTTAACATGGTGTCGCTCGACTTCATTCGTAGTCTTGAACGTCAGCTTCCGAGGGTGATGTTCGAGATACAAGTATTGGGACGTATGGCACGCAGCGCAAAGGATGGCTACTATGCCAATTTCGACGCATCTATCCATACCTACAACCCCGATGATGTGTCGGCCATAAAAACGAACACCTACGATCTTCTTGCCGATAAGTTCACCGTGAAGCGCAAGGGTACTGCCTTGGACGTACACCGTTATCCTACCGAATACGAGACGGAAGAATTGGACCTGAAGCAATGTGAGGCTTCGGTGCTCAACTGCCTATGCGATGTAGATTTGGACCCGACCCTGCCGTTGCGTATCGCCATCGACTGCAACGCCAATCTGAACTGCATGGTGGTCGGACAACTGCGTACCTGGAACAACAGACCGACGCTCTTTATCCTCCGTTCTTTCTTCACCATGAACAACCGTAAGTTGCGAAGCCTTATTCGTGATTTCGACGATTACTACGGGCCGCTGAAACGTATGGGGTGTAAAGATATTTTGTTCTACTATTCCAGCTCCATCAAGCAGGGTGGTGCCACGGCCTACGCCGTAGA